TTTTTTTTTTTTTTTTTTGTAAAATAAAAAAAATTATTTAATTTTATTAAATTTTTCTATAAGAGTCTTTATATTATTATCTATATTCGTCATTTTAATATTTAAAAGCAAAATATCATTTTGAATAACTGCTATTTTTTCTTCCATAATATTTATATTTGGATTATAATTTAGATTATAATTTGGATTTATGGGTTGATCTTGGTTTATGCTATTGCGTTGATTTACTGTTTTAAGTTTTTCAAATATATTAGGCTCATTTTCTTCCCATGGATTGCGTGTAAAATTATCTTTATTCAAGTCCGTTATAAGTGTTTCATCTTCCCATGTAATACGTTTATTCAAGTCAATTATCTGATTTTTATATAATTGACTATCTAATTCGGTTTTTTCTATTTTAATATATTTTAATTTATTTTCTGTATCTTGAATTGTGGTTATATTATTATTGGTACTATTATTGGTACTATTATTAGTATTATTAGTATTTTTAGAATTAGTATTAGCATTATTATTTATATTTGTTTTTTTTTGTAACTGTTCACTTTTAATAGATGTTTCTTCTGGCTTTAACCATGATTCAGGTGAAATATTTTTTTTACTTTCATTACTTTTATTTATAATATCTATATCATAATTTCTTTGGGCAATCATTTCTTTTATTGTTTTCTCTATTTCAACAATCGGTTCATCTTCTATTTTAATACTAAAATTAGGAACTGGTGGTTTTGTGATATTCATGGAATTTGTAAATTCTTCTTGTCTCTGAGATAAATCACGTTCAAATATATTTTGTCTATTATTTTGAATTTCTTCATTTGTAATGAATTCTTTATTTTGGGCTTTTATTTTTATATTATTTTGTATATTATTTTGTAGATTATTTTGTAGATTCTCGTTTTTTATTTGGTTAGGATTATGAGTCGGTTTAGGATTAAGATTTTGTTTCGTAACAGAATGAAGATTATTCTTAATATAATGAATAATCATTACAATATATTTTTTATTCATATCTATCAAATTACTATTTATTTTTCTCTCGTTTTCATAAAATGGTAACAAATTTTCTTGAAATGTTTTCAATATATGTAAACAAAAATCATTTGGTTTATCATGAATATATTCATCTACAATAATTTCCCATAAAACGTTTAAATTTTCCTCTTTTAAAAATTCATTTGGATTTTGATTAGGATTAGTTTTTGGTTTTGTATTAAACATTCAATATATAAATATTTATAACTAATTATTTATATACTTATCGTTAATTAGACATTTTATCAGTAATTACACATTAGAAAATTGAAATACAGATTTTTCGTCTAATAACATTAATGCCATAGCTGCATAATTATGTAAATCTAATAATGTATCCCTAATTCCTTCATCATTTACTAAGTTTACTCCATTTTTTGTTATAGATAATGAGCGTTGTATTTTATCTTCTATTCGCATCAAAACGCCGATAACTCCAAATTTTGCAAATGCGTCACCATAATCAGTATTCTTTTTTATAAATAATTCAAGTGCATCACTTTGAATTTTTTGCATTTGTTCAACTCTACTCATATTTGATAAATATAAAATTATATGTTTATACTTTATTTATATATTATTTTTTCACATGTCATTAAAGTGAATCATTAAAATAGACCTTTCTGAATTTATTCATATAACTATCTCTCAATATATGTGTTTTTAAATAATGTCCTGTTGTTTTATCTTCCAACATATGAACAATAAAATATAATGAATAGATACCACATTCTGTATTTCCATATTGATGTTCTACACCTTCATTACTATCATATTTAAAGCTAATAGGTGGATTCATTTTATTCCCTTGTTCTTTTATACGGTTTACAAAGTTTAATACTTCTTTTGGTGGTTCGTCTCCTGTGCTATCAAAGAAAAAGATTTCTTTCTTTTTTATATTAATAAATAACGAAATCCAGTGTTCACCTGGTCCATCATGTGGATCTGTATTTAATATAATTCCTATTTTTGTTTTACCATTTTTTATTTGTTCTGTAATATTAAAGTTACATAATTCGTTCCATACACATTCACCATATAGTTTACGTGTATCAAAATCTATTGGGCTAGGACCAATAAAATCAAAACATTTATAAGCTTTTTCATATTGTTTCATTACATTGATAATATCTACACTTGTTAACCATTCATTTGGATTTTTTTTCCATTCTTTTGGTGATTCAGGTGCAAATGAGTTGGATAATTCATTATCTACTTTACCAAATACACCTTTTTGTTTCAACCAACATGACTCTTTATTACAAACATTTGCTAAAAACCCTTTTAATTTATTATAAATTTCTTTTGGCTTATTTGAATTGATTTTAATATCAGGATGTCTATTATTCCATAAATCCCTTAATTTAAAAAGCGATTTATCGGTATAACATGTATAATCATTCATTTCTTTTTCATCTTTTGGGCTACAATTTATTGGATTAACATGAACAATACTAGTATTACTATTACTATTTCTTTTCGTATTTTTCTTTCTCGTTTTTTTATGTTTCATCTTTTTTTTCCGTATTGTTTGTTTCATCATAATTATTAGTGATATTTTTCTTTTTACCAGAATGGATAACTCCCTTTTTTCTTAAAATTGGGTCTTTTAAATTTATATTTTTTTCTTTTGGTAATATTATTTCGTCAGGTTTTTTAATATACTTTTTGGTAACAAAAGAATCTAATGTTTGTGATTTTATGTTTATAGAACGCATCATCAAATTATTTACTTCTTCTTTTGTCGCATTTTCATCCAAATTATTTAAATTATTTAAATTAGACAAATCATCTAAAACATCTAAATATGTTTCATTTATAATACTTGAATAATCTTCTTGAAGAATATCATTATTATCAATTGTTTTGAAATATTGAATACATGCGTTTACATAATTTTCAAAACAATATTTAATATCAGGAAATAAATGCTCAGGCTCTTGATTTATGAGTAATTCTTTTGTTAAACTAAATATTCTTTTTCTATAAAACTTTTTATCTTTTCTATTATTTAGTTTTGTAATATTACTTTGCATATATTTATCATAAATAGATTTGTTTATCAAACAATCTATTGTTATTTGATTTATTAATTGGTCAGACATATATTTCTAGTGTAAAAAAATCAAATACTTATTACTTATATTATTTTTATTATTTTTGAAAATAATATAATTATATAATATGAGTGTAGCTATTATGAATAATGATAATATGAATAATATTAATAACATCAATAATAAATTAAAACAACAAATGCTTATCAATACTAGTAATAGTAATACTAATGACAAATTAAAACAACCAAGTGTTAGTAATAATATTTTTACTTTTTTGAGAGAGAAAAAGGTTGAATTAAAAAGTAATATAATCAATATCTATAACTGGTTAACATTACTAGATTATATGTTTTATATTAGTAAAATTAAAAATACATCCGATTTTCAAGCAAAATTACAAAAAACAATGAATTCTGCTTATGATAAGGCTATCAAATTTAACGAGTTTTGCGAAAAAACGAAATCACAAAATTTACAAAAGGTAGAATTTGAAGACAAAATTAAAAAAGAACTACAAAAACAATTAATTGATATTGTTAAACCAGATAAAAAGGGAGGAGGTTCAAAACAAAGTAGAGGGGCGAAACAATACGGAGGAGCAGAAAACAACCAATCACAACCACCTTTATTTAATATGATTTTTGCTGGAATCTTCATAATAACACTTACACTTCGTAGTTTTGGGTGTGATAATCGTATGTATAATGTTGAAAAAAAAATGAGTGACTATGATCTATGTGATCATATAATAGGTATGGAACTATGGTCATTTATTGTCCTACTATTTAGATGTGGATATTTAATTTTAACCAAATCAATGATTGCTAGACCTAGACAAGTTAGAAATCATGACCCATATGGTCATTTAGAATGGGCTACGGAAATAAGTAGCACTATGCCAGCATTAACAAATGCTGAAACACAGAATGCAATAGTAAATAATATTGGAACAGTAGATACATTTGCGAATATCTATTCTGGCCCGATTCTTCGTAGTATGCGTAAAATTATTGCTACACAAGTACCTGTTGCAGTTCCTTTAACTACAACAAATTCTGAATATAGACCTGATAGACCATTAGATCTTTTTCCTATTGATTATGATTATAACAGAATACCTGGTTCTAAACAAGAATATCAACAAGCATATGAAGCATGGCAGAATGAACAACAACTACTTGAACAAGAATACGAGCAACAAGAATATGAGCAACAAGAATACGAGCAACAAGAATACGAGCAACAACTTGTTGAACAAAATGAACCAACACATCAACAACGTCTTGATGAACAAAGTCGTTTTCTGGATGAACTATATCAACTTACTCCTGCGCAACGTGAGGAACGTAGACGACAATTAGAAGGAAATAATAGAGGAGGAACAAAAAGACATAAGAAAAATAAAAAAACAATAAAAAAAGGTAAAACAATAAAAAAGATAAAAACTAGAAAGAGTTAAAATATAAATATGCGAATATATTCAGGTTTTTATCTAGGATATCTAGGTAAAAAATAGCCTTAGTTTTTACTTCTTAATTGTGTTCTTGTTGAATTCATAAATAACCCTGAACCAATTTGTTTATCATTTGGATTTGGATTAAATTTATCAAATGTTTCTTCTTGAAATAATAATGAATGTGCTTGATGATTTTGATTATTAGGTCTAAAACTATAAGTATATAAGTCACTAGTACTATTTGGAACATATACAGCTTGGCTACACTTTTGTAAAGCATATATCTGATTTCTTAGTTCTGATTCGGTATTTATATTAGAAGCAAATCCTGACCATGGTGACTGTGTGTTTCCAGGGTTAAATACTGTTTGTGTATTAAATGTTGGTTGTTGTTGTAATTTTAAGCCTATTTCACGTCTTGGGTCAACTATTGGAAAATAGGAATACTTTGTCATTACAGGTCTAACATCTATATAGGGTTGAAGTGGTTGCGACGGAATGTTTCTACTATATATCTCTTTATTTTGTGCTTCTTGAATCTGTGATGCGCATTCAGTATTCATTATAATATATTATTAGACAACATTTATTTTTTATTATTTTATTTGTTATTTTATTTATTATTTTGTTTGTTATTTTATTTGTTATTTTGTTTATTAGTTTGTTTATTAGTTTATTTATTAGTTTGTTTATTAGTTTGTTATATTATTTAAATAAATAACATAAAGTCATAACTAGATAATAATACAACTATAATAATGTGTGGAATATTTGCACTTCTTAACAAAGACGATAAAATACCATCAAGTTTAATTAAATCGTCTTTTCAAAAAGGTCAATCACGTGGTCCCGAAGATACACAGACTAAATATTTTTTAAAGGGTATGTTTGGATTTCATAGATTAGCTATAAATGGATTCAATCACACTGGTAATCAACCAATGATGATTGATGATATTATATTAATTTGTAATGGTGAAATTTATAATTATAAAGAATTATATGACTTAATGGAAGTAGTTCCTAAGACTTCATCTGATTGTGAAGTTATTATTCATTTATATAAAAACTATGGCATTGAACAAACACTAAATATGTTGGATGGGGAATTTTCGTTTATTTTATTAGATAATCGTATTAATGATGAAATAGACAATAAAATATATGTAGCACGTGACCCATATGGTGTAAGACCACTTTATTATCTTAAACAAGATGTCTCTATAAATTTATCTTCCACTAATACGGTTGGTTCCGTGAATGCTTTTGTTAATAAACATATTTTATATGGTTTTGCATCAGAACTAAAATGCCTTGTTGATATTTATAATACAAATACTTCATATCTTACCATTGAACAATTTACTCCTGGTACATTTTCTGAATTTCATTTATCTAGTATGGTTCAATCTTTTTGGGAACCGAATTTTGAATGTAGACCTTATTTTGTTCCTAATTTTTCATATAGTCAATTATATAGTCATGTAAGTAATGATAATATTGCTTATGAAAGTATTATTAAAGACATTGCAAATAATATAACTACTTATTTAAATAACGCAGTTATTAAAAGATGTGTTACCACTGAACGTCCTGTTGCATGTTTATTATCTGGTGGTCTAGATAGTAGTTTAGTAGCAGCTCTTGCAAATAATTATTATAAAATGAATGATTCTGCTTATCAATTGGAAACATATAGTATTGGATTACTTGGTTCCGAAGACCTTAAATATGCACGATTTGTTGCAGATTACTTAGGAACAAATCATACTGAAATCATTGTTACTGAACAAGAAATGTTTGATGCTATTCCTGATGTTATTTATACTATTGAAAGTTATGATACAACAACTATACGTGCTAGTATTGGTAATTATTTATTAGGAAAATATATTCGTAAAAATAGTCAAGCAAAGGTGATATTAAATGGGGATGGTTCTGATGAGTTATTTGGTGGATATATTTATATGAATAAATGTCCTAATAGTGTTGAATTTGATAAAGAAACGAGACGATTATTAAAAGATATTTATTTATTTGATGTATTACGTTCTGATAAATCTATTTCATCACATGGACTTGAACCAAGAACACCTTTCTTAGATAGGTCCCTTGTAAATTATTATTTATCTATTTCACCAGTAGTTAGAAATCATAATATAGAGAAAAAAATGGAAAAATTTCTTTTGAGAAATAGCTTTTCTTCTATTTATTTTCAAAATTATGAAGGAAAACAATTATTACCTGATGAAATATTATGGAGGAAAAAGGAGGCATTTAGTGATGGAGTTACTTCCAAAGGACGCTCATTATATCAAATCCTTCAAGAACATATTTCCTTAAAAATGGAATATACTATGGAATTAAATAATTCATTTGTTAGAAATAAATACCCACCTTGTATAGAAACAGAAAAGTCTTATTATAAAATGTTATTTGATTCTTTTTATCCAAATTGTGAGTCTATTCTTCCGTATTTTTGGATGCCAAAATATATTAATGCAAAAGATCCAAGTGCAAGAACATTACAAATTTATCAAGAATGCGATAAAAATTTTCAAGATAAAGAAAAATATAAAGATATAGAAAGCAATTTTTAATAATTATAATAAAAAAAGTAAATAAGATTAAATTAAATAAACATTTAATTATAATATAATATAATTAAATGAAGTCATTTAAACAATTTATAGCTATGGCAGGTTTACCAAGAGCAGGTTCAACATTATTATCATCTATATTAAGTCAAAACCCTGAAATTCATGCGGAGGGTAATTCAGGGTTATGTCATATTATGTCAAAAATGAGAATTGTTTGTGAAAAAGAAGTACAAGAACAGAGTCAAGCTAATGGAAAAACAAATTTGGTTACAGATATGTTATCAGGAATACCACATTTATATTATCGTGATATTCCAGAGTCTATTGTTATAGACAAATGTAGAGGGTGGACATTTTCTGATCTTTATCCATTATTATTTTATATTGATAAAAAAGTTAAAGTAATTATATTAGAAAGATCTATAACAGAAGTTGTATTATCGTTTGCTCATTTATTTAAAGAAAACAATTTGTCAACAGATGAAATAAATACACGATTGATTAATATGATATCACCTAACACACAACCAATCATGACATCCATTAATGGAATCATTTGGGCAAAAAACAATAATAGCGAAAATAATTTTTTGTTTATTTCTTATAATGATTTAGTAAATAATACTGAATTAACTATACAAAAAATATATAGTTTTTGTGAATGGAAATATTTTAGTCATAATTTTGATGAAATAAAAACAAAATACAAGGAAAATGATGAAGCCTATAATTTAAACGGAATGCATGATGTAAGGAGTAAAATTGGAAAAAGAAATCTTAACGATAATATTTTACCAATAGAAATAAAAAATCATTGTGAAATGATTGACAAAATGATGGGTTATTCTTCTGATTAGTATTATAAAATATCATATTTATATAAATGAACTTCTTTGATTCTATTTATAAATTTCAAGATATTATTTTCACCCTTTTTATAATTATTTCATATATAATTATTACATTATATGTATTAGGAATCATAAAAGATTTTCCTAATTTTTTTATTAGTATAGATTATTATGTTAAAATCTATATTTGTTTATTTTTAATATGGCGTTTTAATCCAATAACTCCTTATTTTTTTAAACAAAAAGTTGCTTTTGATGAATTAGACCGAAAAATATCATTTAGTGCAGGATTAATCATTTTAACAACTACTTTTATTAAAGAATACTTGGTAAATATAAAAAATAAAGTAATAGAAATTTTATAAAATGTAAAATATAAGTTGTAAATGTAAACTTATCTATAAAAAATTAGTTTAAATATAATTTATAATTTAATTTACTTTATAAATTATGGGAAAAAAAAAGGAAAAAGAAACAACTCAAAAAAGAGAAGTAACTAAACCAAGTATTCTATTACCTTCTGTTTCGCTTGTAACAATTACACAATTATCTAGGTATAAATGTTTAGAAATTTTATTACAACATATTAAAGAACAAACGTATACTAATATAGTTGAATGGGTTATAGTAGAAGGAAGTAAAAAGGAAGAAGATGCCATAGAAAATTCTAAAAATATAAAGTCATTAAAAGAAAATTGTGGCTTATCCTTTCCGATTATTTATATAGAGTTAAAAGGTGACAAAAAATTAGGAGAAATGAGAAATATTGGTAATACCACATGTAAAGGAGATATAACTGTTTGTATGGATGATGATGATTTTTATTTCAACACAAGAGTTGCTCATGCGGTAGAAAAACTAACTAATTCGGAAGCTAAAATAGCAGGATGTTCAGCCATATTAATGTATGATTATGTTTTAAATAAATTATATAAATTTAATCCATTTGCGCCATATCACTCAACAAATACAGCAATGGCGTGGAAAAAGGAGTATTTATTAACCAATAGTCATGATATTAATAAAGAATTTGCAGAAGAAGCTAGTTTTACACGTGGTTTTACAGAAGTTATGGTTCAATTAGAAGCAGAAAAAACGTTCATTTTATCATCACACACTTTTAATACATTTAATAAAAGAGAAATAGCTACTACTGGTAGTGTGGGAATGAATCCTACGTTAAAAGAGATAGATATAGATATTCATACATATATCAAAAAAGATATTTATGATAAATATATAAAATTATTTGTACAAAAAAAGGATAATAAATATGACATAGTTTATTTCTGCGGAGGTTTTTCTATTGAATGGGACCCTACTGATATGAAATTAGGTGGCTCAGAACAAGCAGTGGTAAACTTAGTAAATCAATGGACCAAAATGGGTAAAAAAGTTGCTGTATATGGTAAAATAAAAGAACAGAATTTTCAGGGTGTTGATTATATTAATTGGCAAAAATTTCCTTTTGAGCAAAATTTAAAAATTGTTATTTTATGGAGATTATCAGGATTATTATCTATGAATGGATTTAAAATAAATGCAAAAGAAATATGGTTAGATGTACATGATAGATTTTTTCCTCAACTTATAGATAATTATAAAAAATATGGTAACAAAGTGGATAAAATATTTTTAAAAAGTAATTATCATAAAGAAATTTTTAAGGAACAATTTAATGATCAATTAAATTTATCTAAGTGTGTCGTGATACCAAATGGTGTAAGAATAGAACAATTTAAAGAAAATAAAGAAAATGTTTTGAGAAATCCATATCGTTTTTGTTATTGTAGCTGTTATACCAGAGGATTGAAAGAAATTCTTGAACATGTATGGCCTATTATTTATAATTATGAACCACGTGTAGAATTACATGTTTACTATGGTATGGATTTAATAACTGATGTTAATTTTAAAAACTATTTTAGATTTCTTTTATCACAACCTGGTGTCATGGATCATGGAAGGCAACCAATGGATATGATTGTTAGAGAGAAACATATGTCTAATTTTCATTTATATGTTACAAATACTATTGGTGAAATTGATTGTATTTCAATAAGAGAAAGTTTAGCCACAGGATGTATTCCTTTAATTTCTAATTTTGGTGTATTTAAAGAACGGGAAGGAATACATTTTGACCTTATAGAAGGAAATAAAGATTCTTATGGATTCATTGCTATAAAAATTATTCAACTATTAAAAAGTCAAAACGAAATGAATAAATATAGAGAAAAAATGTGTCAATCGCCTTCACTCATTGGATGGGAAGAAGTTGCAAATAAATGGTTAAACCAAATATAATATATTACATCATTTTTCATTTGAAGCGACCACTTTTACTTATTTTTTACTTATTTTTTACTTATTTTTTACTTATTTTTTATCCGTATTTTGTATTTCTGACATTATGTATTCAATAATATAATCTATAACAATTTTTTTACATTGTCCATAATGATAATTACGTTCTACATAAAATTCTTGAAAAATATCTGAACCAATAATATAATATTTAAGTTTTTATTTGTATTTTTAGCGTATTTTATGCGTTTTGTTTTTTTTCGTTTTTATGTATTTTTTCGTTTTTGTATTTATTGGGTTTTTTACATTTTGTTTTAGAAAAATAGATAAATGATTCATTATTTGTTTCCCTAATATTTTATCTATTTCATATTCTTCTTTTGTCTTTTCAATATAATCATAATTATATTTTTTAAATTCATTCAATATTATTTTTTCAAATTCCTCCTGATTTTTAGTTTGAATAATATTTTTACATAAACCACTATTTATAAACCTTTTAAGCATTTCATTTATTGTTAAGTCATAATAATATGGTTTTACATTTATATAATATATATTATCATGCACCATTTTTGGATAATAATTATCATCCAAAAAACATATTTCTGTATTTTCTGAAATTTGTGTACATTTTATAAAATCCCTATGTGTTTTATCATGTGTAGTTCTACATAACTCAACTTTTTTCCCATTCACTTTAAAAGCTGCAATTATTTGGTCAAATAATTTATATTTTATTTGATTTTCAAAATAATGCATGATGTTATATGACCATTCTTTGGGTCCTTGATTATTTGTATATATCATCAATTTATGACAGCATTTTGTTTTTTTACTTTCCTTTAAATATAACAAAATATTTATTATGTTTGGTCTAATGAATTCAGGATATAAATTGAGTATATTATTAAAATCATTCTGACTTAGATTTTTATTTATACTTTTAAAATAGTTATTCAAACAATCCCAAAATATACCAAATTCTGTAAAATAACCTAATGTTTCATCTAAGTCAAATACAATTATCTTCATTTATATTATATAATACTTAATGTTTTAGTTTTTACAAATTTTACAATTTTAAATAAATTTTTTACAGATTTGAATACAAAATTGCTATATTTTTAGTTTTGTTTTACTAATATATTTTTACTAATATATTTTTACTAATATATTTTTACTAATATATTTTTACTAATATATAATAATATACAATGGAAAATAAAATTACCCAAAAGGATTATATCAATATATTAAATTTTTATAATAAATCTATACCTAAATCAAGTAGTCTTATTAAGCTAGAAGCTACTAAGCTCATGTCAGAAAAATTATGTAAATGTATAAAGAAATTGGACCCTATAAATGAAGCACGCTCTATCGGAATTTGTACAAAGACTATTTTTAATAATAAAGGTTTTTCAAGAGGAAAATTCTCTTGTCGTAAAGGAAAAAACACCAAATTAGAAATATTTAGAAAAAGAAAAACGATGAAAGCAAGAAAATAATGAAAAACTAAAATAATAATAATTATAAATATTATTATTATATGTATTATGATATCATTATTATTGGCAGTGGAATTGCAGGATTATATAGTGCATATCATATCCAAAAATTATCTCCTGCAACCAAATTTCTTATTTTAGAACAATATAAGAAAGAATGGATAGGTGGGAGAACAAGTAATGAAATGTTTTATGGTGCGGAAATAGTTACAGGGGCTGGAATTGGACGATTAAAAAAAGATAAATTATTATATCAATTACTTAAAAATCTAGATATTCCGACACATGAATTCACAACATATCCTAATTATTCTAAGTTAATAAATGCAATTAATGTTAATAAAATGGTTTTGTTCCTAAAAAAAGAATATGAAAAATATAAAAAGAATCCAAATGTTTCTTTTTCACAATTTGCCAAAGCTAAATTAGGTGAGAAAGAATATAAAGAGTTTTTAATTTCTGTTGGGTATACTGATTATGAAAATGAAGACGTTTATGAAACCTTATATCATTATGGTATGGAAGATAATGTTTCATCATTAGATGCTTTTCATGTTTCTTGGAAGAAAATGATATTAACATTAGCAGAAAAAATTGGATATGAACATTTCAAATTTTCAAGTAATATTGTGCAATTATCAAAAATATCTAATAATCCTTGTAAATTTTTATTAGAAACGGATAAAGGTATTAATTATTATTGTAATAAAGTAATTATTGCTACTACTATTAGTAGTATTCATAAATTATTTCCTAAATATACTATTTATAATAACATTGGTAGCCAACCTTTTTTACGATTATATGGAAAATTTACAAAAAAATCTGTATCTATATTGAAAGATTATGTAAAAGGATATACTATTCTTCCTGGACCATTACAAAAAATTATTCCTGTTTGTCCTCTTGATAAAGGCGTTTATATGATTTCATATAGTGATAATGATAATGCGACTACATTAAAAGAACATCTTCAAAATACGGAACTAAATCGTGACTTATATTGTAAATTATTAGAACAATCGCTAGGTATACCAAATAATTCATTACATTTAATAGCTATAAAAGCATTTTATTGGCCTATTGGAACACATTATTATAAACCATTAGACAGAAAAATATATGAAAGTAGGGAAGAATTTATTTATAAAGTTCAACATCCTGAAAATGGTGTACTAGTAGTAGGTGAGGTAGTAGCTAGAAATCATGGTTGGACAGAAGGTGCATTGAAAAGTGTAGAAACGGTTCTTAATAAAAAATGGATTATTACTGAATGTTAGATATTATAAGTGAATGTTACATTATAAAGCGAATATTATTCTCCTTTTATCATATAATACCCATGATATCCTATAACTGCGAATGCTAACATTAGTAATAATTCAAAATAAAATCTGGAAGTTTTATCACCATTTAATCCAATATATAATAATAGAGGAGCTACTATAATCATATGAAATAAGTTTATGAAATAAGATTTTCCTTCTTTACTTTTAATATAAACTTTATAACCATGATATAGAAAAATGATAATACTTAATGCTAATAAAATAGTATACATAAATTTGAAAATTTTAGTTTGATATATACCTACATACAAAAATAAACTACCTATTATTAATATGTGGAATAAATGTATTATAGATAGTTTGTTCATATAAAATATAAAATATAAAATATAAAATATAAAATATAAAATATAAAATATAAAATATAAAATATAAAATATAAAATATAAAATATAATATATAAATAATATATATTTATGGATAATTGTAAAAAGAAAAAATACTATGAAGAAGCAAAAATTACAAGAACCAAAGAATCGTGTAATGGTTGTTTGTTAACCATTTCTGTAAGAGTAAGATGTTCATCATATATTAGTTGTGATGATGCTTATAAAAAGGCTTATTGTAAAGCTGAATCTATTATGGAAAGTTGTTTTAAAAAATATAAATGTAAATGTTCTAAACCTAGTGTAGTTTATAATAAATATCCATACTATAAAATTAAAATTACTTGTCATAAATGTGAAGATAAGTGTGAAGATAAATGTGAAGATAAATGTGATAATAAATGTGACATATGTAATTTTAACGAATGTAAGTGTTATGACTGTTGTGATAAAAAAAACGGACAAACAGGACCTATTGGTCCTACTGGACCTAGTGGTGAAAGTAGTTATGAAATAGGTCCAACAGGCGCACAAGGTAGTCAAGGTTCAGATGGCGCTTCATCAAATACTGGTGGCACTGGTGCAACAGGTTCACAAGGATTTACTGGTCCAACAGGAGAAAAAGGTACTTTCATTTTATTTCAATCAACATCTTCGGGTTTAGTTACAAGCTTAAATTCACCACAATATTTAACTATTGATCCCAATGGTTTAGCTCAATATATAAAAGTAGGTTCTATTTTATTTGTAGATAATACAACAAATGTTACATTATTAGGATCCACAAATACATTATTAGGATCAACAAATACATTGTCAGGATATATAAAGGTAATTGATAAACTGAATACAAGTATTCTTTTGGTATCGTGGATAGATAGTAATTTAAATGACAGTATTAGTTGGTCTACAACTACAAATATTATCTTAACTGGACCAGTAGGACCACAAGGATCACAAGGATCACAAGGATTTACTGGTTCGCCTGGAACTTCATCAAACACAGGATCTACTGGACCCACAGGTATTCAAGGATCCCAAGGATTTACTGGTCCCACAGGAACACAAGGAGTCCAAGGATCTACTGGACCAACAGGTATTCCAGGTACCCAAGGATCTACTGGACCCACAGGAGCAAATGGTACTTTTATTATATTTCAATCAACAACACCAGGTAATGTTAATAGTAGTGCTAATGCAGATTTAGTTATTGATCCAACTAGTTTAGCTCAATATATAACAGTAGGTTCT